GCAGAAGCGGTGGCTAAAACAGCGATTGCAGTTGTCGTGGTAACTTGATTCGTGCTTGGCAAATATTTTTCAACTGGAGATGTTGGTTCATATAATACAACACAGGTTTTACCATCAGGACTCAGTTCATGACCAATTACTTTCTCATCACCCTTCTGTGTTACGTCACCGACTCTTGGTTGGTTAGGGCCTGGGCAAAGAACTTCTTCCTCTGGTTGAGTTAGATCACCAGTGTCAGGCACTTCGGGTGTATCAACTTCTGGTGGAGGTGCAACAGGTGGTGGTGGAGTTTCTTTTTGAATTATTAATTGCTCTGGTTGATAATCCATCGCATTGTATGATGGATACTGACCGTTCGGGCATAAAGTAACACTTCCCTTTGGATCTTGATTTACTAGATCTTTATCAAAGGGAAGTCTTGTTGTGTGATTTATATTATCTTTGTGCATTTCAACGCAGCCTGGCATATCCACAATAGGAAAACCAAGTTGCAAGGTTACTGGAACCTGTATGTTTTGAATAGTGGCTGGTTGTATTGTCCAAGGTCTGATGTGATTAATATGCACACCAGACACGTTTATCTCAGGTATCGATTCGTGACTCAAGGATCGCCTCCTTAATTACATTCTTAAGTTCTTTTCTTTTCTTTCTACCGAGACCAGCAGAAGAATCAATTTTGACCTTGACCCAATACAGACCAATGAGAACGAGTGTAAATGGAATGGCATCTACCCATGAGATTTCATTCCATGCATCAACTACATTTAATACTGCAAACATAATTTAGAGTGGTAATGGAGTAGAAGGTGATGGTAGTCCTTGAGCGCCACCAGTTGCATTAGGTAATGTTGGTAAGGGTACGTTAGGCAATATCTGTTCGATTACTTTGCCTTTAACGTTTTCGATGATCGCATCCTTCCGTACATATACATAACCAACAGTACCCACGACGGCGAGAGATACAACACCACTAACAATAGCGATTCCATTTACGATTTTCTGTAACATAATTTTAATTATCGTCTTCATTATTTAGTTCTGTTTTATGACGCCATGTTTGACCACTATCAGAACCTTTACATGGATTAATACATTTGACTACTCCATTTTTATATTTGAATACTTGATTACAAACTAAACCAGCAAGATCATGAGGATCTCCCTCCTTTCCGTTTGACCAATATAACTGTCCGTCTATCCAGTGTGCATCACATTCTGGACACAAGGCATTATTCAGTAAGTGTTCCACGAGCTCTCCGAAGTTGTCTTAGTTCTTCAAAGTCTTTTTGTTTTGTACCGCCATCATATGGCCACGCATATCCTTCTCCAATCATTTCTTCATTGAGAGAGTAGTTGCTATCCCCAATGTATAACCAGCCAAGAAGACGCCCGTATTTCCCGACACCTCCATCCAACTCAGTACGGATAACGAGATCATCATCACCAATAATAGCACCCTCAAGTTTATCCTTGAGCCAATTCGTCGCATCGATTCCAAGAGCCTTCTCCTCTAAATTTCTTGTTCTTTTTTCTGGCGTATCCACACCAGCTACACGGACTCTTTCTTTTTTATATAAGTCAAATCCTAAGTCTATTGTAACATCAATTGTGTCACCATCAACCACTCTGTTAATTTCGATCACTCGGAAGTTGTAACAACTCTTCCGACTTGGTGGGGTCATTGCTCCCATTATCCATCTCCTTGTAAGCCATACGAAGTATATAGTAAATCTACCATGATACTATTATAACAAGTATCAAGACCATAATTACTACACCCCAAACAATCAATCTCTCTGTCTCCAGTCATCAGATCTATCTTGATGAAACCAATCTACTATTTCATCAGGACTACCGAAACCCCTTTTATGATTACTTGAATCGGAGTCTCCTATGTTCAAGTTATTCAGAAAAGAATCGTTCGGGTTTATATTCATTCTTCTCGCTTGTTGCAACATTCCTCTAGCAGATGTATTTGCTTTTGCTAATTTCTGTGCCCATATCATATCATCTATTCCAACTTCACTTCCAGAGGCGATGTCTTTACAAATCGCTTCCAATCTTAAACGGTATTGTGTAGATAACATAAACTAATATATGTAATAAGTTCATACTATATATCCAATAACATTATCCATCTCAACTTCTGATGGAACTATCAAAACATATCCAATACCTAGATTAAATATTTTTTTCATTTCCTCTGGTGGTATCTCTCCAGCAAGCATAACCCTAGTAAATATTTCTGGAAGATTCCACGAGTTCCAATCTATATGTGCTTTCAATCCTTTAGGTATAACTCTAGATATATTCTCTTCAATCCCACCACCTGTAATATGTGCCATGCCAACAATAGGTATCTCATCCATCAACTGTTGTATTTGTTTCGCATAGATTGTGGTTGGTGTCAGTAAATCTTTCGTGACTGATAATTTACTTTCTCTAATTAATTTATTGACCACACTATATCCATTACTATGTAATCCACTACTCGGTAGTCCAACAATTTTATCACCCTTACGAATCAAACTACCATCAATTACTTCATTCTTTTCTACAATACCAGTACAAAATCCAGCAAGGTCAATATCCATTGCTGTTGAGTGTTCAGCAGTTTCACCTCCCAGAAGTTCCATACCTGATATCTCACAACCTTTTATAATCCCTGTCATAATATCATCTACAACAGGATTGATTGTATTCAAAGAAATATAATCTAAGAAATATAATGGTTTTGCACCACTAGTGATCACATCATTCACACACATTGCAACAAGATCTATACCAATGGTTGTGTGATCTCTCAAGTGACTACATATGTTTATCTTTGTGCCAACACCATCAGTTCCAGATACTAAAACAGGTTCCTCATATCCACAAGGAACCTTAAACATACCACCGAATCCACCGATGGTAGGAACTTTTTCTTTTAATCTATCAACGAAAGCGTTACCAGCTTCTATATCCACGCCACAATCTTTATAATCCATATTTTGATAAAAGTGTCATAATAATTAAAAAAACAACTCCTAGCCATGATCCAAGAATAAACCATATAACGAAACTTGGAACGGTTATTGATGATCCAATATTAATTTGGTTTTTCATTATATCTCAGAAAGATATCATGAAATATTTATATTGAAATCTAAAGAGAACCTAAAAAAATGAGACCAAATGCAACAAATTCATGCGTATGCATAATTAGTCGCAGCAAATACCGCTAGGATAATAGTTGCAAATATTATGGTTGCAGATTTAATTGGTAAGTTTTTCATTTTTAACGTCCCATTGGAATGCCAGAAGTCATAGCACGAACAATATTGTCCATCTCTGTATTGTTCTTGCAGTAATCAACAAAATGAGGATGCTCCTTTAGATAGGAAACATCCTCTTTGCTGTGTTCTATTGCTTCGTAAGCACTCATTGCATATTCACATATTTCATAGTGATGATGCTGAGTGTCGTGGTATCCCACTGTGTAATGATTCTGATGAGTCAGGGGCATGATCGTTTCAATCCCATACTTGTGCTAATATTTATTATAACACATAAGTATAATTACGCATCAATATGAGGGATCACTAACAGTTCTTACTCATACTCTCTGACATTTCTCCACCAATCTCTGCACCTTGATTACCACCAAACATCGCTATCCAACCAGCAGCCACCCAGCCAACAAAAGGAATCCCACTAACGGCAGGAGCGGCAGCAGTACCAATACTAGTGCCAACCAAACGTCCTGTGTTTTCTCCTCCACCGATGGATTTGATACAGGCTTCGCTTTTGTTACTAGCGATAGGATCGCCACCTCCTCTTGCTTGCCATTCTTTTTGTATATGAACATCACCGTCCATTGTATATTCTTCTACAATGTCCTTAGTTTCATTTGCTAGTCCTAAGAATCCACCTTTTTCTTTGATGGTGGTTGTTTTTATCATTACCTTTGGATCATTAGCACTATACCTTATCTTGTATCCTTCTTCACTTACATCTGCAACGTAAGAAGTATATGGCCCTACAGGGATATTTAAGTTTGGCAACTTACTATTGCTTCTTGTTGCAATCATTCCAATCATTCCAATATGAGAAACTCCAATAAGAGTTCCCATACTTATTCCAATCCATTTGTTCATAATTAAAAATTAATTAATCTTTTTTGTTAGGCACAATTTGTACTGGTGCTTGTTCAATACGAATAGTTTGTGCAGGGGCAGTTTGTGATGCTGCTGCAATTAACTTTTCCATATCTCCTTTACTTACTCCTCCACCACCACCGCCTCCAGTAGCACCCTTCTTAGATGTCTGAACGCCAAATGTGGCCAGCACGCCTGTAAAAACTGACGCTATAAATGTCGGATCTAGATCCTGTTTTGGAATCTTAAGAGCTTCTGGTAACTCAACATACGCAAGCGTCAGTATCGCTCCACTCCAAACCAAAATGCCAAGTCTTACAAAAGTTGAGAGGATCATCATCTGCTCCTCCTTATCTTCTGCTGCGTCTTTTAACTTAGCGAAGAAGCCAGGCTTCTTAGGTTCTTCTTCTTTTTTCTTTTTTTCTTTAATTTCGTCAGCCATAATTATGTTATTATGTGCAAACTATTTAGGCATTATAGTTTAACTATAAACAACTGGCAACAATACATCTGCAAATGCAATGTAAGCGCCAAGCATTGAAATGAAAATTGTTTGATACATTTTAGTTGATTAATAAGATTGATATGCGGGCATCATTACTCCACCACCTTGATCATCATCGTCATCATCAGATGCTTTTAAAAAAAGTTCGATGAAAACTAGAATTCCTATGGGATAAAAACACCATAGAATTGCCATTGCTGGAGTTATTTCAAACCCATTCATACGAAGCCTGGGATAATTTGCCCAGTTGTTAGATATGCACCTATAAGTGCAATACATCCTACGACTGCAGCAGCGCCATTGAGTCTCTCTGCTACAATTTTTTCCTTACTAGGATCGTGTTTTTGAATATCCATTATACAAAGCCTGGGATAAGTTGTCCTGTTACCAAGTAGGTTCCACATAAAAATATGAAACCCATCATTGCTGGACGACCAATTGCTTTTTGGAAAATGTCCTTATTGTTCATTAGAACCAGCCTGGGATAATTTGTCCTGTTGTTGCGTAAGCACCTAATGCTGCAACGATACCTAACATTGCTGCCCAACCGTTAAATCTTTCTGCTTCTGGAGTCATGAGTTTGTACCTTTTTGTAATTGTAAATTGTGAGTTGAATTTCATTTTAAAATAAACCTGGCGCTATCCATCCGAATAGACCATAGTTAATTGTGCCGATCACTAGACCGAGCATTGCTAGACGACCATTGACTAGCTCTGCGTATTTCCAATAAGGATGTTTTGTGTCCATTAGAATACGCCTGGGATTATTTGACCTGTTGTAACGTATGCACCTAGTAATGCAACAAAGCCAATCATTGCAAGTTTTCCGTTGAGTGACTCTGCGTTTTCCATGTAGTTCACATCTAGCACCTCCATTGGTGG